GTCTTCAAGAGACGTTTCGTTCAAATCAGCGGCAGTAGCCGGCCTGTTAGAGTTCTTTCCACCACTTACAAGCGGGTGACCATCACCGCCAGTTACGCCGTCACTTGAAGCCGTGAACAGGTTCACGCCATCTCCTGACTGGTAACTATTGGTAAACCCGTTGTTTAGCGGAAAAACTGCCTTTACTTGTCGCGTATAGGCCATTGCACGAGCTAGCGCTTTGGTGTATCGGCCAGAAAGACTTACATAAAGATTATCTTCCATTGCCTCTTCAGTAATACTGAAGCCCATTGCGATTGTTTCGTGCGTGTAGCGAGCAACAAAAGATTCCTGCGCGGTATCATAACTGATAGACGCACCCTCGTCTTTTACTGGTGCCGCCCCGAAACCCGACAGCTTCAATTCCTCTTCAAAACTTCTTTCGGAATTTTCAGTTGCGTAGATTTCTTCGTGCTCGTTTTCGTAATTAGCATACTCTTCCCCGAAGAGTGCATTAAGTCCGGGGAGTAGCTGCTTGAGCTCTTGCGCTCTTGATATAGCCGCCATGATTTATCTCCCTTAACCAATACCAGTTGCATTAAGCAACTGATGCCCGACATTGAACATTACCAATACATCGGTGTAGGCATCCCCAACCGCACTGTCAGGGCCATCGACAAAATCGATGATCTTAACAGGTAGCGTATTGGTGGTTGCTACAGTCGATATATCGACCGAGTTTTTGCTTCTTCCAATCGAAGTTGATCCTGCAGTCTGCACAACAGCACAGTTTTTACCAAGGTCATCTTGGTCTGCTGCGCCATCGCATTGCATCTGCATAATCAAATAAGGATCGGAAGCAACATACGCCACAATATCATCCGCAGCTATTGAAGCTGGGAAATATTGATTAGGCGTAAATTGTCCCGTGGTTGGATCAGTGTAAGCGCATCCAAGAAATACACCTATAGGGGTACAGGCAGTAGTGCCAGTATCCTTTTGAATAGTTGTATTCGGGTTATCGTCACCCCACTTTACAAAATCGCCGTAAAAAATTGACGTTCCATAGGCGTTTTTGATTTTGTAGTGCGTAACCTTAGCGTTGTATGCACAAGACACCAATGAACCAACAGGCACTGCTCCGTGAGGAGTTGCACTTGCTGCCATGATTGTCTCCTTCGGTATAAACCGAAAACATAATTAATAACCGGAAACTATGAATCCCTTCCGAAAGTAACCCTCGATTTTCTTTCGAATACCTGTTTCGGCATACGAGGATCATTCTCTTTCATATAAATGTTATCCACAGATTCCATTTGCGTTTTAGCAATATCATTAAAATACTGGTCCCTTGCTTCCGCAATTTCTTCCGGCATTTTGCATAATAGCTGTCCACCAATTTCGATATTCCCTTTTTTCGCCCAGTCGGAATTGTAATCCATTAACTGGTTTTGAAATTCAGGATAATCTTCCAATTTGCATGGCTCCCATCCTTCCCTGAATCTTCTGGATACGTTGGTATTGTCAGGGTTCCCTAAAGTAGCGGTCCTGATATACCTATGCACCCATCCAGTTTTAGGTTCCGGATTAGGTAAATTGGTGGGATTTTCCCAGCTTTCTATATGCTGGGTAGCATCTCTGCTCTCTGATACCCTTGGGTTACGCTCTTGATCGGGAGTCTTCTCATCTGTCATGCGATTTCTCCCTTCATTACTTGGTTAGCATATTGCTCAGGCGTGATTCCCAGTTGCCGAGCTACAGCAATCTGAGATTTTGACAGCCTTATTTGCGAGGGTTTTTTATTTCCGCTATCCCTCGTAACGGATGCAACAACCGTTTGCGGTTGTCGTTTTGACGTTCCATGCTCCACGACCATTTCTGAATCGTTTTGCTGGGCGCCAAAAAAACTTGGAAATTCGTTTCGCATTGATCGGTCAACTTCTGAATAATATTTTTCAGCCTGTTCGCCGGGGTCAACGCCCTGATTACGCAATCTCTGGTCAATCGTCATAGCATAAGCAGTCATTTCTTTCTGTAAAGGCTCTACGCCCAAAAACCACGGATTTTTCAAGTACCACCTTTCCATATCCGGATCAAGCTGACGGGGCGGAGCCTGTTGCTGCTCTGCGTTATTAGCGTCTGCAGGAGCATTGCCTTGCAAGGCATGATTCTGAACCTGCTGCGCCGTAAAGCCTGCCTGTTGTTCTGCCAGCGTAGCCTTGGAAAGTAGCTCCTGCGCCTGCGCCATTGCACCGGAATCGCCCTCTTCATAGGCTTTCTTATACTGTTCGGTAGCGCCGTGCTTTGCCCATAATGCGTTATTCAAAGCCGCCTTGTTTATTGCATTCCCGCCTTCTTCAACAATCTTTTGCAGCCTCTGGTTTTCTTTCAGCATCGACTGCAATCTGGTGGTTGCCTCCTTGGCTATCCTGTCTGCAGACTCTTTGGCTCTGCGCTCCTCATGGTATTCGTACTTTATCTGGTTAATGCGGTCTGCAGCTCTTTTGCTGTAATTGGAAATTTCAGCATCGACGCTTTCATCATCAACCGGAGGCTCTTCGCTTTCAGCCTTCCTCGGCCTTTGATCTCCTTCAGGAGTATCGTCTATGACTTCAATCTCGACCTCTGCCTCACCCGCTGGCTCAATCTCGGTCTGAACGCCAAAAAACCTTTCTTCTGCAGATGCTTCACTCATGCTCTAACCACTCCAGTAGGATCGTCAACCACTGCCTCTACGGTATCATCATTGATCAGGCGAAATTCCTTGCCATACATTTTCATACGAGTACCCGAATAAGCGCGAAATATAACCCAATCGCCAGCTTTGCACCAAGCTCCATTCGGAAACCTTCTTTCATCCTGATAGCATTCCGGACCAAGCTTCAGAACATAGCCGCAAATATTGGCCACTTCTTCATCGCGTATGGTAGAACTTGCCTTAACAATGCCGCCTTCAGTTTTTTCCTCGGCCTCTGGCATTACCACCAGTATTTTCCATCCGGAAGGATTGGGTAACTGCTCTTTATCAGTAACTTCCTCCACTAATCTTCCTTGATGTTCTTTTCGACCCAGTCAAGTAATTCACGCTCTGCAAGCTTGAGCCCTTCAATCACTCCTGCCATTTTCTGGTAATTACTGTAATCACTGCAAACGCCAGATGAAATATGTTCGGAATGCTGATGTATTATCTCGCGAATTCGCCTTTTCAGGAATTCCGACAGGGTCGTCATGCTTGCTCAATGATATTACTGTTCACTCTTATTGCTATCTTTAGCAATTTCCAGACCGATGTCAACTCCCTTCATGTAATCTTCTCTGGCGGCTTTGTCTTTTAACTGCTCTGCTTCTAGCAAATCGCTAGCAATTTTCTGACCAATGCTGGCCCCGGCCATCTCTGCCTGAGAATCAATTCTGGCTTTTTCCAATTGCTCGGCACTCATAGCCTTTCTTTCTTCCAGATTAATCTTGGCCTGATCGCTGGCCGACTTGCGCCGAACTTCGGCTTCCTTGACGGAAATTTCACGTTCCTTCATCTGGATCAGCGGGTCTTCCTGCTGTTCACGAATTTTCTCCTGCTGGGCCTGAGCCTGTGCAGTTGTTGTCACTCTTGACGCCGCTTCTGCAACCATAGAGGACAGGCGCTTCTCAACGTCCGGAGGCAGGGGCTGGCCTTCAGGCGGCAGCTCTGCACCCATCTCCATTTCAATTTCCTTCCTGAACTGCATTGTCAGGTGCTCATTGATATAAGCAGATGCGGCTGCCTGCACGCTTTGTGCAACAGGAGAATTCTCCAGCAACTGCATAATCTCCGGATTTTCTTGCGCTGCAACAATAGTCGCGATATGCGATTCATGATCCTGAAACGGAAACGCCTTAACCGGCTTGCCATTAATCAGGTTTTGCACAGCAGTAACCGGGTCAGCCGGAGAAATATCATCCTCATCCGGAACGATATCGTTTACGTCCCTTATACCCAGTACTTCCAGCATTTGTCGATGCAGTTCAGGCAGGTTATACATTTGAGGAGCGGATTGCGCTAATTGCATTGCCGCCTGATACTGCATAATCCGTTGTGCCATTGTTGCTGCATTTGGATCAGAAACCGGAAGAACATCAATTCTTTTATCGAAATCCTCCAGCT